AAGTAGCCGATGCGGTAGCCGTCGTCATCGACAGCCCAGCCTGCTTCGGCGTGACCGCCACGATCAGCAATAGTCCCCTCGGGGCCAGTCCCCGAAGTTCCTTCTGAGAGTTTCCATTTGAGGTAGGTCATTCGGCCAACTCCAGTTTCACTTGTTCGGCCAGTTGGGCCTCGCGGGCCTCAACGAGATCGTCCAGTAGGCCGATTTGGCGCATCGAATCCAGTTGCGCCCATTGGACGTTGCCTGACATCATCTGCAGGTTCGTCTGGCGGGTCAGGCGCGCATGCCAATACTCAGGTTGGGCGTGTTCTATTTCGTCCCTTGTGTAGTGCTGGCACTCGTTGAAGATGTCCTCCAAGATGGCGATCTCCCGCTGGGCACCCTTCATCACAATCTGTGTCTGTTCCAGCCCGACCTGCTTTTCTTCGGCTTCGATTGCGTCCAGTTCGTCGCCCGTTTCCAGCAGGCGGGCGATCTCGACCTCGGTTTTTTTGACGTTCAGTTCAGCCATACGCAACTTGTAGCCCATATCCTGGAGTTCGATGCACAGCTGGTAGAACTGCATCTCCGCGGTGTCGTGCTGGCCGAGTACGAAGTGGACCAGCTGGTAGCGGCTGCGGGGCTGTTGGACTTCTGCTATTGCGTCGAGGATGTTCATGGCCCGCCCAAACTTGCTTCGTTTGCAAAACCCGCCGCGTAGCCGTTGTCGTCTGACAGCGTGATTCCGAGCGTGGACTTGGAGTCGTCGCTGAACGTGACCGTCTGGATGATGTCCGTATACGACCCGTCGGAGCCGCCAGCGATGTAGCCCTTCGTGCCGCTGTTCGCCATGCAGGTTGTGCCCTCCACGCCCGTGTCGAGGCCGGTGCCGAGCGCCGCAGACGTATCAGACGCGAAGGTCCACTTGTCGATGGTGTCGACGGGTCCCGCGCCGCCGCAGAAGTAGCCTGCGGTGCCCGAGTTCGCCATCGCGCCGAGGGCGAGGTTGTTTGCCGACAGGCCCGTCGCATACGACGTGCGTGAGTCGTTGGAGAACAGGAACTTGTCGACGTTGTCGGTCGACGGGTTGTACCCGCCGCCGACATAGCCCGCCGTGCCCGAGTTCGCCATTCCTGCGAGCAGGCGAAGGGCAACGGACAGGCCAGTGCCGAGCACCGACCATGTGTCGTCCGACACGTCGAGTTTGTCGACGGTGTCCTTCTTCGTGGAACTCGCCACACCGCCCGCCCAATAGCCTGCCGTGCCGCTGTCTGACATCGACGCTAACTGTCCCCGACCGACCGACAGGCCGGTGTCGAGCGTTGTGCGGGTGTCACCTGCGAAAACCCACTTGTCTACTGTCGTAAAGGTGCTGTACCCGCCGCCTGCGTAGCCCGCCGTGCCGCTGTTACCGACTCCCGCGAGGCCCTCGCGGGCCGACGACAGGCCCTGCGCGAGCGTGGAGATCGAGTCGTCGGCGAACGCGATCTTGTCGACCGCCGCCGTGACCGATCCTGTGGTGCCCCCAGCGATGTATCCCGCGACGACAGGGACCGCAACGCCGATCTGATTGGCGACTGCGCCGAGCAAGAAAGACATCAGCCGATATTGCCGATCAGGGTCCAGGTGTCACCGGCGATCTTGACGGCTGCGACGGTCGTGTACCGGTCGCCACAGGTCAGCGTTGCGTCCTTGGAGTTGACGGTCGCACCGGTGCCGGCGGCAAACGTGAGGGTGCCAGCGCCGTTGCGTTCAAAATAGATCGTCGTCCCGACAGGGAAGGCAACATCGGAGTCCTGGGGCAAAGTGACCGTGATGCCGGTGCCGTGGGTGGTGAGGATGTACGCCGAAGCGTCGGTGAGGCCAGGCGTGCGAGTCGTCGACGAGTCGGTTATGACATTGAGGTACGTCGTCGTCGTCCCTGTGACGGTGAGGGCGTCGGTGATGCTCACATCGCCGTCGGCGACCTCCAAGGCGTTCTGCCCGTCGGTTCCCGTGATGACCAACTTCTCGTCGCTGGCATCCCAGAGGAAGTTGTCCGAAGCGGTGGCCGAATGGAAAGTCACATCAGCGCCAGCACCGTCAGTACCGACCGTCACCGCCCCGCTAACAGCGAGCGTCCCGTCACCGATAGAAACATTGCCATCGGTGACATCAAGAACGGTCGCCGCGTTGGTGCCTTCAAGGATCAACTTTTCTTCTGACGAGTCCCACAGGAACGAGTCCCCCGCCGTATCAGAATGGAAGGTGACATCCACGCCAGATCCGTCAGTTCCAGCAGCGACTGCCCCAGTAAATGTTCCTCCCGCAAGAGGCATCTTGGTGCTATCGGTAGGAACAGCCCACTTCAGACCCGTCGCCTCGCCCGAATCAGCAACCAACGCGTGCGTGTCCGTACCCACCGCCAAACGGGATACCGCATCAGCGGCGGTGGCCGCGACGATGTCGCCCTTGGCGTCCACAATGTCGATCTGCACCACCCCTGGGGTGGTGTTGACGAACGCTTCGATGTCGTCGAAGTTGGTGTTCATCTCGGAAGCGACAATGGTCGTCCCCGCTGAGAACGTGTTTGTAACGGCTAGTGTCGCCATTTATCTGAGTCTCCTTGGTGTGTAGGCGAACGCCAAGGCGTTCATCTCCCAATGGTCGTTGGTTGTCGGGCCGCTGACCTTCACACTTATACTCTTCGCTGTCCCAAGTGTGGGAAGGTTTTTGACTACTGCGGTGAGATCACGGGAAATGGCATCCCACGTTGCATAGTATGGTGACGACGAATCGGCGTCGTCCCATTTAGCGGTACCCCATTTCGATTCCGACGTTTTTCCCGTTATCGACACCTCGAAGCTCCCCGTGGCAGCCGACTTGTCGTAGTCCTTGAAAACAGACACGGGCAACTGGACGGACGCCTCAGCTGAAGTGACCATCCTGGGTCGCCCCCACCGTTTCTTCACAATCGGATTCTTGCCCGACACCCACCGTGTCACGAAATATGACGAAATGTGGGTTTCGGTGGATGTGTCATACCGATCCGTGTCACGTTTCTGTTCGTCTTCCATGTCGATGAGAACACCCGTGTTGGCGACACACGCCCCGTACACGGTTGACGACGCATTCGGCGGCTTGTAGGCATGCACCGCGGCGGCATCAATGTTGGTGGTGATCCACGCCCCGCCGGCAATCGTCGGATCGTAAATCAAAGTGCGGCGACTGGTGGACCCGCTCTCTGTCCAGTCGACGGTTACATAAAGTTTGTTGTTTCCCCACGCCAACTGCGGGTTCGAACCAAACGTGACGCGACCGTCGGCAACAGCGGGCGACAACTTGTCGAAAATCCATACAAAACCCTCACGGTTGTACAGGTACACGCCACGGTCGGCGTACCAGAAGAACGCCCCGTAGGGGGTCGCCACTGGTGACGACAACGGAACCGACCCGACATCGTTGCTGAGGGTCACCACCTGGAACGAATCGGAATCGAAACCAAACACCGCGTACACGCTGTTGGACTTGAACACCAGCAAACGGTCCCCCATGGGGCACAGGCCCGTGATGTAGTCGCCGTGGTCGCCCTTGTCGATGTCAACATAGTCGGCAGCCGTCCACGTTTCAGGATCGTTGGCGTTCGACCAGCGCAGCCGGTATTTGTGAGCTGTCGCCGATTCGTAGGTGTTGGCAACCCACGCATGGTTGTTCCACGCCGCTATGTACTGTGCCTGCGGCATGTTGCCACCCGACCCGAACGTAACCCCCAGGTCGGCTGCCGTGGTGCCGTTCCACCTGAAACACACCTTGTCGTAGGACACGCCGTAGGCGACGTTGTTCATCGTCACCCCGTACACGCGGGTGCCGTCGGTGCGGGCCGTGATACCAGTCAGGTCGGTGAAGTTGCCCGTCGTCGCATAGGCGACCTTCGTGCCGTAGTTGACCATTATCTGATTGGTGCCACCATCGGTGTGCAACGCCCAGATGCCTTGAATGTCGGCGCTCAACGCTGTGGTGTTGAGCCGGTCGACACCGTCGCGTTGACGGATGCCGCCACGCGGGTCAACGAGGACGTTGAGCAGGTCGGGTGATTCGTTTTCCGCCAGGTTGAACTGGTCGGTGCGGAGGTTCAGGCCACCCGTGAACGACTCGAGTGCCTCAAGTTTCCAAGTGGTGGAAGCCACCTAGCTCTCCCACGAATAACGCAACCGGTTAGGCAGGTACGACTGAGACATCCACCGTGACACGCTGCGACTATTCAACCTGACCGGTTGAGCGGCCGGCATGTCCTCGTAGCGGGCACGCAGGTTGTCCAACTCCTGGTTGAAAAGAGAAAAGTATTGAGCAGACATTGTCGGGTCTTCCTGCTGCTCGTAGGAACGGGCTATCCCGTAAGTAGCGAGAACCATGTGGAACGGTGTCGGCAGGTCCGACGGTTCCGTACTATCTGAAGACCCTGCGCCGAAAGCAGCAGGATCTTCGTACCCGCGGACATAAATGGTGTCGGCCGACGACGGTGTCGGATACAGGCGCACCGAATCAGCCCAAAAAGACCAGTACCACGGCTTGCCAGTGGTGTTGGAATCCAACGGGTAGATCACATCGCCGTCGTCGCGGCCGATGTATTCGAGAACGTGGTTGTCGGTCCTAATGGCAGCTATTTCACGCAACCCGTTGGTGACACTGGCGCCCACAACGGCGAGCGTGTAGTCCTTCTGATCGGCCACCGTGTCGAACGTGGTCGCAACCTCAAAGAACGGCCACCGTTTCTCCGAGTAGACGATCACATCGTAGGCTTCGCCCAGGAAGCGGTTCATCACATCGTCGGAAATGTCCGACGTATCGATGTCAACCACCGAGCGGACATACGACCGCATGGTCGAAATGTCCACGGCTACTCCCTATGGAAAACGCACAAGTCTCCGTCCCCGACGGGACGCCCCCTGCAGGGCGCCCCGTCGCGGGTCAGAGAACTGCATCTGACCGATTCTGGAACAACGGGTTCGCTGCTTGTCGGATTGACCTGCTGGACGTTTCGGGAAGACCCCACGGTTTGGGGGCGTGGTGTCGAATCCCGAAAGTTGTCGCCAGCGGGCTGCCCGTATGGGCGTGAGCCAACCTTGTAAGCGTGTGCGAATCCTCGTCCCATCAGGATCAGGTGGCTCCGAACAGGTAACCCTGTCGCGCACGGTTGCTGCATGTGAGCTGACCGTAGCAGAGCAACTGTGAGAACACAGCGTCCTGGTTGGTTGGACGCACGAACGGTGTCGGCTTGAACCAGACATCGCTGTGAGCAACCAGTTGCAGGTACTTGGTGTTCAGGAACATCATTTCGCCACTGGTGCAAGCCCCGTCGAATGTGACGGGTGCGCCCTTGAACAGCAGGTTCTGGAACCCGCCGTCGGCCACATCGGTATCCGTGTACCGAATCTGACCATCCAAGAGTGCCTCGTACTTCTCGTACAAAGCCTGCGTGGTGATGATGATGGTCGGCTGATCGTTGCCGACCGAAACGTCGTTGTACAGGGTCGCCATGCCAGCGGCGGTAAGAGCGCCGCCCTGGTTTGTCTCAGTGGACGCCCAGAACGAGTTGCCCGCACCAGTCGGGTCGATCCCACCAAGGGTGGTGTTGGGCTTTGTAACAATCAGGTCCAGACCGTTCCAGTCCTTGTTGCTGTTACCTGTGCCGTCAGCCCAGAACATGGTGTTCATGTTCTCGATCACGGTTTCCTGCGTCTGGAAAATCTTGCCTTCCAGCAGGTCGATGATCTGAGCTTCACCGTTGTTCTTGGCTTCCTCGATGCCTGAAATGGTCACCGTGGCCGCATACTGACCCCACGAATACTCAGCAGCAGAAATGCCTGTCTGAGCTGTCACGGAAATAGTGTCGGTTCCACTGTACGAACCAGCCGTACTGTTTGTCCCGTAAATAATCGGGACGACGATCTTCGCGCCACCACTGATCCGACGAATGGTCTGACCATTCGTCAAAGCGTAGAACAACGGCCTTGCGCTGAAGATGTTATCTGTCAGCTTCGGGACGTAGTTCTTGAGCGTGGTGGTAAGAATCTCATCAAAAGAGCTGTTGCCAGCCATAAGTTTCTCACCCCCCTAAGGGTTTGTTAGGTGCCGTGTTGTTTTTTAGCGAGAGCGAAAGCTTCCCTCAGCGAAGACGGCTTCCCGTCAGAACCACCCTCCGACACGACGGCCCCCGCCTGGGTGCCGCTGCCACTAGCCACCTTCGTGGCGTCGCGTTTAGCGTCGGTGATCTCCTGGTCCTTCTGGAGTTTCTCAGCCGTGTCCGCCACTTCCCCGTACTTCATGTGTGTGAAAGCAGCAGCCAGGTTGGGAATCCGATTCGTCAAAGCATGCCGAAACAGCTCTGCCGTGTCGAAATCGCCGTACTTCTTTTTGAGGGTAAAAACCTCGCGCTCTAAAGCCTGTTGTCTATGCGTCTGCGCCTGCCGCTCCATTTGAGCCTCAAGTTGCGCCAACCGCTTCGTCGTCGGATCCTCCTCGGCACCGTCCGAATAGTTCGGCTCGGTGGCCGGCAGGGTGTCCGTCACGCCGAAAGCCGATGAAAGCGCCGCAATGGTGCCTGCTGGATCGGTTTCCAAAGCCGAAGCAATCGCCTCGGCCTGTTGTAAACGCTGACGTTCTTCTGCCAGTTCCTGCGTCTTACGGGTGTAATCCGCTTGACGCTGGTAACCGTCTTGAAGTTCCGACAGGCTGACCTGCGACTCCTCGCCGTCAACCTTGACGGTGTAGGCATCTCCAGGTTCTGTCGTTGCTTCTGATGAAACCTCTGGGATGTCCACCTCAGCGGATTCCGTTGCTTCCATGTTTTCTTCGGGCACTTCATGTCCCTTCTAGGGGAGTCCTATATGGTTGCTCCTATAACACAAATGGCGGTGTCCCACATAATGGGGTTACAACGCCGGTAGTTCAAGTCCCATCTGACCCTGCAACTGCGCCAACAACTCGGGAGGAACCCCGCCAGTGGGAGCAAAAGCTCCTTCTGGCGGTGCCCCAGGGGGCGGCATGGGGGGTGCCGGCGCCCTGGTTGGTTCCTGAGCCACGCCAAGGGGAGCGACGGGTGGGCCTTCAGGGCCACCTGTCTGCGGTCCAGCCTGGGGTTGTATCAGGAACCGTTCAGGATCCTTAATGTCGAAACCGGTTTTGAGAACATGGGCAGCCAAAGCCTGCGGGTCGATAACGGTGCCCACAAGCGGACCCATGGCGTTCAGCAGCGACACAGCCTGCTGTTTACGAATCGTGTCGTTCAACGGCTGCGTCGAACCCGCCTCGACGCTGTAGTCGTACTCGCCGACAATGTCCTCACGGCTAAACGGCACAAACAGGTCATTCGGGGCGTTGGGCACACGGGCCGTCAACTGACCAGTCATGAACTGTTGCAACAACTGGATGACACGCCGGCCAATCATCCCTATCGACAACTCCACGATAGCGAGCTTGTCAGACGCCCTGGCATTCTGGGCGTCAGCAATGATCGACGCCTCAGTCGCCGTGCGACGAATCTCAGGCATCGCACCCCTGGCGTACTCCGAAATGCCCGACACGGTGTTGATGTCCGTTTCAATAATCTCGCTGTAGGCATAAATCTCAGGTGAAATCGGCACCTGCGGCATCGGAATGACAACATCCGACAACGGCTTGTTCTCATCCACGACAGGAACCATGCGGCCATCCTCATCGGATTCGAGGGCTTCACGGCCCTCGGGTCCAAACGACCGCTCATGGAACAGATACTTGCGGGCATACCGCTTACGATCATTCATCAACTGCGAACGGGTCTTATCCAACTCCAGTTGCAGCGACTCAATGGCCTCCAGGTCACCTATCGGATAGAAAAAATCGGGAACATCGTAGTTGCGGAGCATCACGAACGGCTGCCCGTAGGCATACGGCATCGGCAACGGATTGATGAGAAACTCGTCGGTTGTCTCCCCCCACACCGACATCGTGTTGGAACGGATGTCGTAAAACTCCCAGATCGTCACCCGTTCCTCGTCAAACAGGTACTCCCTGTTGTCAAGATACTGGGCGGCATACATCGGGTTCACGCCACCGTCAGCCGTCAACTGCTTCCGCACCGAAGGCCGATACCGCCTATCGTTCTGCGCCTCCTCCAAGGGGCGCACAATCTTCTGAGCAATCCAGGTGAGGTCATCCATGCAGGTCGCCTCAGGGTCGACATAAACATCGAACGGGGAAACACGTTCCACGAACGGCTGATCCTCCACCACCATCATCGCCGTCTGAGGAACATTCGCAGCCATCTCGTCGTCAGTGGGGAGACCGCCAGCCAAAGCCGGCGCCTCAGCAGCAAACGCATCCACCTCCGAAATGGCCTGATTCAACATTTCCTGCTGCTCAACATCCGACAGCGACGTTTCCTGCTCAACGAACTTCCAACCAACCTTGATCCAGCCATGGCCGAAAATCAGGAAATCCTTCACAGAGCGACGGAACGGAGTGCGAAAATCGTGATGCCGCCACATATGGTTCACAACCGCCTCCACAAACGCGGCCCTGTCACCATTCTGAGGCTCATTGGCGGAAACAACAATCTTCGGATGGTTCACCGACACCGACGGAGCGATCACATTCACCGTCGAAAACGACAGATTCACAGCGATCAAATCACGTTCCGCCGACGTAGTCCCAGGCCAATGCCGGCCACGATACAAATCGTTCAACCGCCGCCAGGTCTCGTCGAGACCCTCCTGGTCGCGCCAACGACGCGCACGATCAATGCGCTCCCGATACTGATCCAAAGTCTCACTACGAGTCTTACGAGGCATCAGAACATCGCCCTATCAGGCAACCTTTCAATATTGCGGCCCTGAGACACCGCCTCCTGATACCGCTTGTCCCCCAACTCGCGGCGAGACAAATGCTGCTCGTCGGCAGGCAACTGGGAACGGTAACCCGACTTCGTGTCAACACGCAAA